ACCCAATATTAATATCATCCTTATTGAAAACGGGTATATCAACAGGTCTATCAACAGGTCTTTCAACAGGTCTTTCAACAGGTCTTTCAACAGGTCTTTCAACAGGTCTTTCAACAGACATTTTTAGAGAATTTATTCTTCTTTTAATAGAAGCTATATTGTTACCTTTACTTTTTCTTGTAACTGATTTAAAACGTCTATTCATTTTTTCAAATGATAACGGTTTATGTTTTTGTGTTTTTGATAACTTTATTTTTTTTCTTTTTGATTTACAATTCATATCTATTATAAGTTTATTTAGTAGTTCATCTAAATTTAGACCTTCTATATTAAAAAAAACATTAACACTTTTATTTTCTATTAAATATGAATTAGTTATAGTTTTGCTATACATTTTTAAGAAACCTAAATCTTCTGTGTTATCTAAAACATATTTATTTGTTGATTTTAATGTTATACTATTATTCCCTTTTGTTGTTATATGAATATCACTATCAGATGATTCTTTTTGTTTAATTATATTGTTTTTTATTAAATATTCAAGATATGGTTTATTTTCTTCATGTAAAATTGAATAAATAACTGACGAATTTTTTATTTTAACAATATTTAATAATTCAAAAAAAATATTATAACTGTGTGAAACATTATACACATTATACACATATACATAAGTGTTATAATTAATTAAAACAGATGTTATTTTTAAAAATATATAATATAACAATATTTCTGATTTGTTAGACATATAAGGCTGAAAATAAATTTTATTATCTTGTAATGAAAAATAAATTATATAATTAATAGGCGAACCAGTATATTTAATTTCAAGAGAAAACATATTTAATCCTATTTTTTTTAAAAAAATATATTTTGTTTTACATCTTGTATAAATTTTGTTATTTATTTCTTCAAATGCTAGATACATATCGTCTATATTAATAGAACTATCATGTGTTATAGGAACAGGAATAATTAATGTAGTCATGTATTATTATATTATTGTAATATTATTTTAGACATTAAGTAGAACTCAATAATTTCTCTACTATTTCTTCCAACAATAATTATTTTCCAACATCAGGTGGTAGTTCTTCAATCATTTCATCTATTTCATTTAGTTGTTCTAACGTTATTTCACTATTATCATCAGGTTCATAAACACTACAACTCGTATCATATACATATAATGAATCAAGACCAGATGATTTCATTCCTTTTGGTTTATATCTATAAGACAATACTAATTTAATAATAGAAGATAACAAACAAACACTTTTATCATCAAATTGTTCCAATATATCATATAATTCATCTTCATTTTTAAATATTTTTGTTAATAATTCAATTTCACCTTCTTTATAATTTTCAAATTTTAAGTCATATCTTTTAATCTGTTTAGAATAATTATTATAAACCATAAATATAATTTTAGTATTCTCTATAATTTTAGTATTCTCTGTAATTTCAGTATCCCAATCACTATAAGCAATATTTTTATCTAATATTCTAGCGATAGGACCAGGACCAGACGTTTTATTTAATTTTGAATAATCAAACATTTTATATGGTTTGTCTAAATATTTAATCCCTCTTAAAAAATTATTTATAATTTTATTTCCACAAGAATAAAAATTTTCGTAAAACTTTAATGGATTTTTCTTAAAACATCTTTCAAAAATATTTCTATAATGACTTAATGTAATAGCATGTAATCTTTCTATTACAGGTGGTTCTTGACTAATTGGTTTTATTTCGGACATAAGTGAATCTCCGGCATACTCATAATCATTGTCTTCGCTATTTACATCACCTCTAAAATCGTGATGTTCTCGCATCATATAATTAGAATAACCAGGTAAAGTAATAGATTTATAATATAATTTTGTATTTCCAACAGGAATATCTACTATTGGAAGTTGTAACTCATTATCTGTAGTTTCTTCTATAGGAATCGAACCGTGTGCGGAGACAATTAATAATCCAATATTAATATTTTCTTTATTAAATGCAGGTATATCAACCGGTCTTTTTAAAGGTATTTTTAGAGAATTTATTTTTCTTGTAATAGAAGCTATATTGTTACCTTTACTTTTTCTTGTAATTGAATTCAAAGAAGTTACCCTTCTACTTTCTTTTTCAGATGATAAAGGTCTATGTTTTTGTGTTTTTGATATCTTTATTTTTTTTCTTTTTGATTGACATTTTATTTTTGTTATTTCATTGTCTATTAATTCATCTAATTTTATAATTAAATTCGTGGCATTAAAAAAAATATTTATATTTTTATGATTGTCAAGATAAGTTTTAACAATTTTTTCTTGATATAAATCAACAAAATTTATTTCAGATAGTTTCTCTATAATATGTTTATCTGTATCTCTAATTATATTCAAAATTGTAAATAATGTCATATAACTTTGTGAATTATCATATACATATACATAACCTTCAAGTCCTTCATGAGTTTCAACACTTTTTAAAACTGATGTTATTTTTAAAAATATATAAAATAATAATGGTTCATATTTATTTATTTGAAAATAAATTTTATTATCTTGTAGAGAAAAATAAATTATAAAATTGGTTGTATCATTATATTTATATTTAATTTCAAGAGAAAAAATATTAATACCTATTTTTTTTAAAAAAATATTTTTTGTTTTACATTTTGAATAAAATCGTTCACTTATTTCTTCAAAAGATACATACATATCATATATATCTATAGGACGAACAGTATTAGTAGGTCTAGGAATAATTATTTGTTCGCTCATATAATTATATAATATTATTTTGGTATAATTATATAATATTATTTTGGTATAATTATATTAGAATCATAAATTTCTCTACATACATTACATTGACAATCTATATTAGATAAATAATTTATAATACAATCCGGACATTTTCTAATTCCATTCTCATCACAAAATTCTGTTGTAACATCATATTCTTTATTACATGTTTTACATTCCCATTGTTCTGGATTAGGTTCACAATCCAAACAAATATAAATAGAAACTCCATCAAATGATTGAAATAAAATATTATAAGTTTCTCTATAATATATCCATTTTCCTTTTTCTTCTGTCGGACCTTTTTCTTTTTTACCCACTCTTTTTTCACATTCAAAACAATATTTATTTTCAATTGTTTCTTCCATTTTATAAAGTAATAATTGTAGAGAAACAATAATTACATTCAATTTTTAAAATAATAATAATTATATTATCATTATTATTTTATAAAATTTTTTATACTTAAATTATATGACAATAAATATATCAAAATTTGTAAAATCAAATACTGGAAAATATGTTGTATCTATTTTATTAGGGTTAGGATTAGCTACTATTTTTAGAGAAGTTTGTAAAGATGATGAGTGTATTATTTTTTATGCTCCCGATTTAAATGAAGTAGAGAACAAAATATATAAACAAGATGGTAAATGTTATAAATATAATTTAGTTTCAACTAAATGCGATGATAGTAAAAAAGATGTATCAATAACACCGAATTCGTCATAATTATATTTATAATTCATTTATAAATATAAATGGCTTCTGGAACAACCAATATTTTTGATTTACCACAATCAAATCAAAATATTCAATTTAGTATAACAGATAATATTGCGGGTCAAGATACAAAATTAAATCCTGTAAATACTCCAATAAATTCTATTCCAACAAACACTGGTATAGCTTTAGACCAAACAACTATAAATCAACTTGTTTCAGGTATTCAACAAGCGAGCGTTTCAGGAGCTACGCAACTACAATCAAGAGATTTACCAACACATAAAACTCAACAATTAGATTGTCAAATTCAACAAGAATATATTCCTCCTTCAAATAATACAAATTTTATTGAAGAAGATGAAGATATTGAAGAACATAACTTTAGAGATAATAAATCAAAAAATTATTTATACATGTTTGAAAATGCCTATAATGAAATTCAAATGGCAGTATTATTGTCTACTTTTTATTTTTTATTACAACTTCCATATATTAAAAAATTATTAATAACATATATTCCCATTTTATTTTTCAGAGATGGAAATATTAATATTTATGGAAATTTATTTATGAGTATTTTGTTTGGAATTGTTTATTATATATTATCATTATTTCTTAATGTTAACGAAAAAGAAATAGAAAATAATTATTCAGATTAATTGTTAAATAACTTTGTGAAATCATATGTATATTTTATATAAATAAACCACCTCTTCCTCTTTTTTTCTTAGTAATATTTTTTTTTTGATATTTTTTTTTTGATATTTTTTTTTCTGATAATTTTTTTTCTGATATTTTTTTTTCTTGATGAGCGTTTATTATTTTATTATCAGGTCTATATCTCATAAAATGGAGTTCATATTCTTTTGTATTTTTTTTATTTTTTAAAGATAAGAATAATTTATTTTTATTAGCTCTCATCTCTTCTAATGTTTCTTGATGTCCATAACATTCTATACTAAATCTTTTTAATAATCCTTTTTGATTAAGCCGATTATGTTGTTGAACTTTAAATAAATATTGAGACATACATAATATTCTATTTATATCATAATAATCTTTATTTGAATATAAAAATGCCAAATAAAAACTTAACATGGTATCTATAGTTGCGATTTTAATTGCTTGATTGTTTATGTTAATTACATTATAACTATGACATGCCATAGGCTGGTAAATAAAAGCAACAGTATCTTTCTCTACTTTTATCTCATAATGTAGAGAAATAATCTCACCAATACTTTCTCTTTTTATAATAGATACATTTTGAATGCCTATATTATCTAATGCGTGTTTTACTGAATTGGCTGTTTTTAATGGTTCTATAGATAATACATCAAAGTCTGGATTTTTTTTAAATTTATGTTTTAATTTACTCGGCATATATCTTGAATATAGAGAAATAGCAAATCCTCCAAAAAATACAACATTTTCTTTTATAAAAGTATTTTTAATTACATCATAAATATTTATATTTTCTGTATTCTCCATTTTTCTTTGAAAATCTATTTTCCAACAATCATTTGCTTTTAATGGAAAATTTTTATTTAATAAAGTTAGTCTCTTTAATACTTTTTCCCATCGGCTTACATCCCCAGCAGGTCTGGATAATTCTAAATACATTGACATTCTTAAAAAATTAGGAGGTGCATATAATATTCCTTTTTTACTAATTGCCTCTTTTTGTAATACTTGAAAAATACTTTTATTTAAAAATGTTATATCCGCAACAGGTATAAAATTTACAAACACTTTATATGTTCCTTCATGAATTCCATTCTTTGCTTCTACCTCTTGAAATCCATTTTTATAATAAATATCAGCTAAATCTTTTGCGTCTTGATGTGCGTTAGGAGAAAAAAAATCATAATCGGGTATTTCTGTGTTTTTATTATAAAATTGGTCTTCTATCGGAAGAATAGAATTAATTGCTGTACCACCATAAGCAATCAATTTTCTCTTCTTTAAAAATTCCTCTACCACATTAATTATTTTTTTTACTTCTGGTGAATTTACAATCGCAATTCCTTCTTTTTCTTCGGCTTTGTCTACCGCCATACGCAATATTGCCAATTCACAATCTTCAAGGGTTAATCCTTTATCACATTTAAATGGCTTCATATAATATAAAAATATTATTTATATATTAAATTTATAATATCTACCACTTGATTCTCTAGGTGCAAAAGAATAAGTAGGTGGAGGATTATTTGGTACTTGGATATATAATGGTATATAACGCAAATCAGCTGGTTTTAATATAAATGCGTTTCCACTATCATTAAAAAAGTTAAATGTATTTGTGTATACCGCATCTTTATTTGAAAAATTAATTGCTGTAAATTGTATTCCTAATAAGTTTGCTGTTAAAATATTTGGATTTCCTGAATTTGCCCCTATATCTGGTGTAACAATTGTCATACTTTTTTTATTAAAATCAATTAATTCATTTTGGTCTGGTGAATTTTTCATCTCATAATTTGTTATTAATCTACAATTTATTGAATTTGTCATCAAATTACAAAATTCCATTAAATCTGAATTATCTAATACACTTGTATTTTGTTTGTCAATCATTAATATTATTTTATTCTTAAACATATTTAATGGTAGAGAACTAATATTTCTTATTGAACAATCTAATTTACTATTATTATCTTTACAATCTTGATATTCAAAACTATATTGTGGTCCTAATATATAACCACTACTTTCATAAGTCTTAAATATTAATGCCATATTAGAAAACATAGTTTGATTTGTGCTTTGTATCCTCAAATGAATAAATAATGGGTCTGTTGGATTTGGAGCTGTTGAAATGTTAAATGCTGTATTAATAATTGATTCAAGCACATTTCTAAATGGAATTGAGTCGTTTGATTCTTTTATAAAATAATTATTAGGAATTGTTGATGTGGCTACTATTGGTTGATTGTCTAATGAATATATTTCAAAGTCTAAAAATCGTACACCTTGTGCTATAACATGTTTTAATGATTGTGTATCTACATTATTATTTGAAGTTGTTTTGTCGTTATTACAAGAATTGTATGATGAATAGATATAATAATCTCTTATTGCGTATGTTCCATCTAGCCCCGAACCAGTAGGGTCTGTTGAAGTTTGGGTTGTTGAACTTTGACTTGAATCATCTACATTTATTACTGGAGCAGAAAAACTCATAGGACTTATCATTCGGTTAGGTTGTGATGATTGTGAAGTTTGTGAAGATTTTTTTGATGTAGTTACAGCAATAATAATTATAACAATAATTATTATTAACACTATTATACCAATAATAATTGAATTATCCATTTATTAATATAAATGATTATTTTATTCTTTTATTCACAATAAAGTTAAATAATAAATATATTATATATTAGATATGCCAGGAGGGTTAATGCAATTAGTAAGCGAAGGACAACAGAATATTATTTTAAATGGTAACCCGTCTAAAACTTTTTTTAAGTCTACCTATTCTAAATATACTAATTTTGGTTTACAAAAATTTAGAGTGGATTTTGATGGGTCTAAAACATTAAGGTTAACTGAAGAATCAAATTTTACATTTAAAATACCACGATATGCTGATTTACTAATGGATTGTTATTTGTCTGTAGAATTACCTAATATTTGGAGCACTATAGTTCCACCAACTGAAGAAAATGGAGAACAATGGGTTCCTTATGAATTTAAATGGATTGAATATTTGGGAGCTCAAATGATTTCTAAAGTAACTATTACATGTGGTAATCAAACTATTCAAGAATATTCTGGAGCATATATATTAAATTCTGTTTTAAGAGATTTCTCTACAGAAAAAAAAGAATTGTTTTTTAAAATGATTGGAAATGTACCAGAATTATGTAATCCTGCTAATTCTGGTACAAGAGTAAATTCTTATCCAAATTCTTATTATACTACAAGTTCAGTTGGTGCTGAACCAAGTATACGAGCAACCACATTATACATTCCTTTAAATGCTTGGTTTAATTTAAAAACTCAAATGGCATTTCCTCTTATTTCTCTACAATATAACGAATTACATATTAATATTACAATGAGACCTATACAAGAATTATTTCAGATACGTGATGTATATGATACTACTAATAATTTTCCTTATGTAGCTCCCAACTTTAATTTATATTATATGCAAATGTATCGCTTTTTACAAACACCACCTGATGTTGAATTAGGTGTCGTCTCATATACTGATACACGTAGTATTTGGAACGCAGATATTCATCTGAATTGTACTTATGCTTTTCTTTCAAATGAAGAATCACGATTATTTGCTTTACAAGAACAAAAATATTTATTCAAACAAGTAAGAGAAGATATATATTATAATGTTACTGGTTCAAATCGCACATCTATTGATTCAATCGGAATGATTATTGATTGGATGTTTTATTTTCAAAGAAGTGATGTTAATTTAAGAAACGAATGGAGTAACTATACTAACTGGCCTTATAATTATTTACCTCAAGATTTAATACAAGCTCCTACAAATGGAACATGGCCTATTGAGCGTTCTAACAAAGTTATAGAAATCGGTCCAGGTGTAAATACAGATGGGTTTTTAACTGGATGGATGATTACTGGAAATTATAATTTTGAAAATACAAAAGATATATTAGTTACAATGGGAATATTACTAGATGGTATTTATAGAGAAAATCAACAACCATCTGGTGTTTATAATTATATAGAGAAATATACTAGGACTAATGGTTCTGGAAAAAATGGATTATATGTATATAATTTTTGTATGAACACATCTAATAATGACTTACAACCAAGCGGTGCTATGAATATGAGCCGATTTTCTAATATCGAATTAGAAACAGTTACTATTAATCCTCCTATTGATCCAAACGCACAAAGCTTAGTTATTTGTGATCCACAATCTGGTAATGTTGTGGGTATTAATAAACCAACATGGAGAATATATGATTATTACTATAATATGGTTGTATTTGAAGAAAGATATAATGTGGTTAATTTTATTGGAGGAAATTGTGGATTATTATACGCATCTTAATATAAAAATTGATTAATAAATACTTACATAATAATATATATCAACAATGGAATTAACAAAATTATCCAAAAAAGAATTATTAATACATTGTAATAAATTAGGATTAACTAAATGTAAATCAAAATGTAAAAATGATTTAATAAAATTAATTAATACAAGAAATATTATTAGTAATAATACAAATAATATTTCACCTCTTAGATATCCTGGTGGAAAAACTAGAGCATGTAAAATTATTAACAATATTCTTTTACAATATTTTGATATAAATAATTTTGATACAATTATTTCCCCTTTCTTTGGTGGTGGGTCATTTGAATTTTATTTACAAAATAATTACGGATTAAAATTAATAGTAAATGATAAATTTACACCATTATATAATTTCTGGAAACAAGTAAAAATAAATAAACAAATATTATGTGATGAATTAAGAAAAATTACAATAATTACGAAAGAACAATTTATTAATTATAGAAATACAATAATGAATTTAAATGATGATGTATTTCAACAATCAATCCAATATTTTATTATAAATAGATGTTCATTTAGTGGTTCAACATTATCTGGAGGATTTTCAGAAGAAGCTAGTATAAAAAGATTTACACCATCATCCATTAATAAAATAGAACTATTAGATTTTACGAATATTGATATATATAATTATGATTTTTATGATTTTATAAATAATTTTAATAACAATAAAGCATTCATATTTTTAGATCCACCTTATTATTTAGAAAATAAATCAAAATTATATGGAAATAATGGAGATATGCACGAAAATTTTAATCATCAGTTATTATTTGATTTATTAAATACAAAAAAAAATTGGCTAATTACATATAATAATTGCGAATATATTCGGAAATTGTATAAAGATTATATAATTATTGATGTAAATTGGAGTTATTCTATGAATACATCTAAAACATCATCTGAGATTATTATTATTTCTAGATAATTATGTATCTGAATAAATTAAATTTTTTGGTAAATTAAGTTTATTATCTAAACTGAAATCACTATTTAATAAATTATTTATATTTTTTGGTTGACAAGAAATTGTAACAGATATTTTACAATATCCTTTATTATTTTTTATTTTATGAATTTTACATCTTATTCTCATTTGCTGTTCACATATAAATAATGGAACATTAAATTTGCATACATCATTTCCCAAATGATATATTCCTTTATCAGATATTTGTATATATGAACATCCTTTTTCACTATATAAATGTTTTATAGTATCATTCTGACACTTTATATAAATATCATTATAATCAGTTGTTTCATTTTTAATTTTTAACCATTCTTCATGTGTTATATCTTTTAACATAAATGGAGGTATTTTACCATTAAATAAGATATGTGTTGAAATAATGTTTTCAAATATTCTTTTAGAAGTTTCTGGTATTTTATTTTTTGAACTACCAATCCATTTATTCTGTATATTATCATATTTTAATGTACATTGCATCCAATCAGGAGTATTTACTTTTTTAATTTCAATTGACACATCACGTTCAACATTCATATTACATTCTATATCATTGTTAGAACTACAACCACCTAATTCAGTTTCTTTTTGTGTATTAAATTGTTTTCCATTTATTTTGCATTTTCTAACTATATTATATATCATTAATTCATATTTTTTACCATTAATAGAACAATTATAACCTTTTTTGCTCATTTTATAATATATATATTTGTATATTAATAATCAATTTTATAATTTTATTATCTAAACTGAACAACATCACTAAAACACTATTTTTAACCTTAGTGCGTTTATTAATTTTTAAGAAATAAATTATAATGTTGAGTTAGATGCTGCTGGACCTTTAACCATAAATTCACCTGTTAATGTAGGTCTTGCTTTATAATTCGGTATAGTTTGAGTATAATAACTGGATGGATTATATCTAATATTATATAAATATTGTTCTTCATCAAATGTTTCTCTCCATGTATTAATTCCTTTATTATTATATAAAGCTGGACTATTTATTTTATTCTCAAAATAATATGCTCTTGAACCAATATCACTTGTTAAAAATGATTTATTCGGTGTCATATCTGTTAACTTTCCACTATCATTATACGGATTTACATCTTTAGAAATATTATTGTTATTTTGATTTTTAGGTTGACAACCATAACAATCTATATCAGAAGTGCATTGTTCTCCTGTTAAGCTACAAGTTGCGTGTGGACCACATATATTTTTACATGAATATGTAGTGTTAATTGGTAAATCAACATTAACACTATAATTACCATATCCTTCTTTTAGAGAAAAACAATTTAAAATAACGAATAAAAATAAAAGTATTAATATTATATTTTCACCATTTTTATATTTCATATTATAATTATAGTATATAATTATATTATATTTTATGATATAATATAGTTTATATAATTATAATATATTCTTTAAAATTATAATGTATGATGATTCAAATGAAAATAATTTAGTTAATAATTTAGTTGAAAATAAATCAAATAAAAAATTTAATCAAATATTTAATTTTTACGAAGTATATACTTATCATATATTTATAATTATTTCTGGAATATTGTTGGTAGGGGCACCTTTAGTATATAATTCAAGAGTAGGACGTTCTGGTATTTTAAGCGGGACATTTAATTATAAGATAAAAAATTTTGGTGGATATTGTTATCCATTTCATAAACCAACTAATGGCGAAGGTTATGAACTAGATGAAAATGAACCAGGAATAGAAGCATCAGGTAATGATGATAATTTATTGATTACTGATGAAATATCATTTTATGTTTACAAAAAATGTATACAAAATTTATTTAGTGGTAGCACAAGTACAGATACAGATACATCAGATACATCAGATACACCTACAAATACATCAAAAACAGATACAAATACATCAGATACAGATACAAATACAAATTCTGAAAATAAAGTAGGTGGAGGTTCTCAAGATGATGTAGAACCTATTTGTAAAATTACATATGGTAAATTAATTCGTTTTGATTATGATTATGTTAAAAAATTATTAGTACCATCTATAAAATTTTTAGAGAATTTTACTCGAATACAAAATTTAATTCAGCATTTAAGATTGGACGAAATGGGTAATTTTTTTACATTAAGTGATGAATTTGTTACATTATATTATTATAATAAAGAAAAAACAGGTGCTGGATATTTTAGCTATTTTTTAAGTATATTATATTTAATATATATAGAATTACCATTGGATATATTTCGTTCAATTTTTGTATTTGCTATAATTTTATATAATTTTTTTTTAGGAACATTATTGAGATATATATCTTATATTATTCCTGTATCATTTATTGAATTATTATTAGTATTATTACCATCAATAATACTGTTGAATTCATCTATAACTAGTTTTGTAGCAACGTTATATATTATTATTGGTTCATTTTCTTTTTTATTTGTATTTGCTTTTATAATTTATTTTTATTATAAACTTATAATATATATTGTATTTATATTTTTTTCTTATTCTAACTCAGCTAATAATACTGATTTTCTATTTTTAATTATGACAGCAATTATGTATATTGCGGCATTTGTAATAATTATTATAATTCTATTATGGTCACCCTTAGTATGTATGTTTTATGCTATAATTGTTTATTTTCTTTCATTTTTTGTAATGATTATGATTTTTATATTTTGTTTATTTTTTCAAGCAAAAGAAGCAAGACAAGAAGGCGATGAATATAAAATAGACGATTCAGCAACAAATACTTATTCTTATTTATCATTTCTTAAAGGATTACAATATAAACAATCATGGATTTTATTGTTACTATTAATTGTATTTTTGTATGATTTGTTACAATGTAAAGTGATAACTTTGAATAGTATGACATTAGGAATAATTTTAGTTATGTTATTACTTTTTATGTTTAGTGGATATTTTACTAATACATTAATACATAAAGATACAAATAAAAATAAATCAGTTACTTTTATAAATTGTTATAAAGAAGAAAATTTAGAACAAAATATGATGATTGAAATTAATCACAATATTTACGAAAAATATAGGTATACTAAAGGGTTAACATGTAACGCTCAGTTTATAGAAAGTACATTAGTTCAAGACGCATTTGACTATATACCATATAATTCAGAAAATATAATACCAGATAATATACAAAATACAATCTTTCCTAAATGTGCTCAGAAATTAAACGCTGATTCTATTGATGAACCTAGTAGTGAACCTATTAGTGAACCTAGTAGTGAACCTAGTAGTGAACCTAGTAGTGAACCTGTTGTTGAACCTAGTAGTGAACCTAGTAGTAAACCTATTGTTGAACCTATTAGTGAACCTATTAGTGAACCTAGTAGTGAACCTAGTAGTAAACCTATTGTTGAACCTATTAGTAAACCTATTGTTGAACCTAGTAGTGAACCTAGTAATAAACCTGTTGATAAAAAATAAATATATAATCGTGAATAATAAGCTTAAATGATTTATTTATATAAATAAATGGTTAAAAATAATAAAAAAAAAATAAATCCAGAAGTAAGTATATGTACTCCTACCTTTAATAGAAGACCTTTTTATGATATGATTATTAAATGTTTTCTTTCTCAAACATATCCTAGAGAAAAGATGGAATGGGTTATTATAGATGATGGAACAGATAAGATTGAAGATTTAGTAAAGGATATTCCTCAGGTTAAATATTTTAAATATGATAAACAAATGACACTAGGACAAAAAAGGAATATTATGCACGAAAAAGCATTAGGTCAATTTATAATATATATGGATGATGATGATTTTTATCCTCCAGAACGCGTTAGTCATGCTGTAGAAACATTAAAAAATAATCCTTCTTATATGATTGCTGGTTCAAGTGAAATGTATATTTATTTTAAACATATTAATAAAATGTATCAATTCGGTCCATATGGTCCGAACCATTCTACAGCTGCGACTTTTGCGTTTCGTAGAGAATTATTGAAACAAACATCTTTTGATAATAATGCTGCGTTAGCAGAAGAAAAACATTTTTTAAAAAATTATACAATTCCATTAATTCAATTAGATTCAGTTAAGACAATATTAGTATTTTCTCATATACATAATACATTTGATAAAAAAGAATTATTAAATCAACCAGAAAATCAATATATGAAAATGTCAAGTAAAACCATAGATGATTTTATTCATGACCAATCTATTAAAGATTTTTTCGTAAAAGATATAGATAATATTTTATCTAATTATAATTTTGGAAAAGTAGAGAATAAACCAGAAGTATTAAATCAAATCAAAGAAATAAAAGATAAAAAAAATCAAATGATTCAACAACAAATTATTCAAAACGTTCAACAATTAAATAATATAAATAAAAATGTAGAGAAAATATTAGAAGAACATAAACAATTAATAAATATTTTAATGAAAGATAACTTTGATTTAAAAAATAAAGTAAGTGTATTAGAAAATAATTTAAAACTATTCTCTAATACAAAATTATAATAAGATTTAATGACTGAATATTTTATTGGTGATGATTACTACTCAGAAACTTCATCTGTAAAAGAAAAAGAAACAAAGAACGTTAAAGATATTTTTATTGAAAATAAAAATATACATTTTTTGTTAAGAGAAAAGTATGATACAGATAAACAAAAAAATGTGAAGTATAAAATAAAATGTTATACTTCTGGACAACAAGGAAATACTATAAAGAACGCACAATTTGGTACTGATTATGTTTATGGATATTCTGAATTGAGTAAAAAATATATTTTGATTGGAAAAAATTTTAAGCCAACTACCACAAAAAAGAATATTTTTCATAAAGTCGGGTCATATGATGAAGACTTGTATTATAAGGTTATTGTTTGTACGGGTGAGAATACAAAAGCACACGAACCAATCGTGTTATTTTATAATAATCCTGAACAATTTGAAAGACATCATGGGATCATTATCAGTAATGAAGATAAAAATAAATGGTATGAAAAAAGAAAACAACAAATGTTGAGTTATAAATATAATTTTATTTATAAAGAAGAACTACCTGAACTCAATGTGATTGAGCATTCTGGGGTAGATGTTGTTATTCATTAATAATAATAATATAAATATTTACTGAATAATAATAAATAATGTTGTTTAAAATATTATTTATTATTTCGTTTATCTCTACTTATGGGTTTAAAAATAAAAGACAATTATATAAAACTATTATTTATGAAAAATATAACACAAATTTTAATGTCCCTGACAACGATTTTCTTGGGTCCGAGTTTGATTTAGAAATGAGTGAAGAAGAAAAAAAACTTCACAAAGATATCAAAAAAGAAGAAAAAAAACTTTACAAAAAAGAAGAAACAAACCTTTACAAAAAAGAAGAAACAACCCTTTACAAAGAAATCAATACAGAAGAAGAAAGAACTCAATACATTAAGGATGTTATGATACTTCAAAAATATCAAACCATGTATAAATTATTAAAGTATCTAATAGATAATAAATTGAATAATTATGATAAAATAAATCTTTTGAATATTTTCAAAAATAAAATAGAGAATATTAGTCTATAAATAATCGCATTCATAAATTGTTAATCAAATGATTCTATAGAATTTTCATCAATAATTTCTTCTTCAATTATAGTTTTTTCAGAAACACCAATTGCGTTTTCTATAGTGTATTTATCCAAAAAACGAAAAAAACGATTAATATCTAATTTATTAATTTCATAATTCTCAAAAAGAGAATAAATATAATTTTCTTGATATTTTTCTTTCAAATTCAAGAAAAAAGTATACAAATCTTTTTGATCCATGTTTAACAATTGACACAAATTTTGTATAAAAATATAATTATTATATTCAGTTGAATATTTGGTTAATACTTTTGTAAATCTTATTTCTGATATCTTTGGTTTTTTTTTAAATTGTTCATGAAATATTTTATTGTTATAAAATGTTTTTATTAATGATGTCATTTCATTAAATTGCCATATTTGCTTTTGAAATGTAATCCTATCTATATAATCAGAAAAACACATATTATCTAACACTTTTAAATAAAATGGTATTACTATTTTATTATCTTCTGTTAAAGTGTAATCAATAATATTTTCATGCCATAATAAACCTATAATAGTTCTATCGGTATCGTTAATAATATAATTATGAGCTTCAATCTCATAATTATTATTAAATAATTTATGTGTGATATTTTTAGTATCATCATTCACAGATTTTTTTTCAAATATATTATTAAATATATTGTTTTTTAATATAGTTGGATTATGATTATATATCTCACATAAATTAACTAATTTCTTTAAATCATTTTGAACAAAAACGCTAATATTTTCTTTCATATTTTTCTCTACATTTGGCATTAATAAAGATATAATATTACTCATTTGTGTATAATTTGGCGGTTTAAGTTCTATCACATTACATACCTTCATTAATTCTTTTATTTTTTTATCAATATGATAATTACCAATACATATAATAGGATTCATAGTATTTTCTTCTAACTTTTGTTTTTTTGTTTTCTTTGGTCTCACTATTTTTATTAATGAATTAATACCACCTTTATCTCCATTATTCATTCCGTCTATTTCATCCATTACTATTGCTATCTTTTTTGCTTTTTTATTAAATAAACTCATTATATTTTTATCTGACATGTTATGCTTCGTTATATTCTCTATAATACCCTTATTTCTAACATCACCAGCATCATATTTTACTATATCATAATTTAATTCTTTTAATATATTCATTACAAAAGTTGTTTTTCCAGTGCCAGAACCTCCATACAAATAAATATTATTTTTTGCTGTTAAATCATTTTTATTTAATTCAAACTTATTTAAATACTCTTTTAATCTATCTTCTTCATTAATTCTATTTAATAATTTATTTAATTCTAATTTTTCCATGTTATTTTATCATACATTTTTTTATATAATTTTAATATAAACGTATTAATTTATGTATTCAATGCTTCACATGGATTTTGAACACCATATGTAATCCCATCCCATGTTAAATTATTACTTATTGCCCAATTGTATTTTTGACAATTACCATTTGTACCTATATATGGGCTCACATTAAAATTTGGTATATTTGATACATTTCCTAAGTTTTTTGGATTTAAACAACTTGACCCATTCCCAGAAACATCTATAAAATAATCGGGACAATTTGGAATAACCGGAGGCCAGACTTGACTATTACTTGTGCTGGGTAAATATAATAAAAATGCTAAAAGTAGTATACATACCAATAAAAGAATTCCTGCTATTGTTATAGTTATTTTCTGAAAACTTCCAGCCATTTGTATAAAATATACATATTTTTTTATTCTTATAATTTAATGAACCGCAATTATTCAAGAACAACAAATGGAAGAATTAATATTTTAACTTCTAATCCTAGTAACTCATTAGACCAATTTCAAATGTATGATAAAATTCCTGTAAATCAATGCTCCACTTTTCGTAATCCTACAGAAGGATTATGGAATAATACTTCTTTATCTGACACTTTTTTTTCACATAAAAATATTTGTTATGTTCAAAACGCAATAAGAGAAGGTGTATATCATCTATCAAAAAAACAATTTATCATTTCTAACCAAGATGAAGATACACTAAAGATTATAATGAGGTCTATTTATTTACAACACGCCGCTAACCAACCAACACATATAGAGAAACAAATACAAGAACTCAATCAAATCGTTTTAGACTATTGTATTCCACAAGTTTATAACGAAGCAAGAGGATATAAAAAATATTTAGTAGATGTCTCTACTATGTACACTCCTATACCTCCTCCTATTTTAGCAAAACAGAATGATAAAGAATTAATTCTTCATAATTGGGTTTAGCAAATTTTTAATTTTTAGTTTTTAAAATTATATATTATGTATATATATAATATATAATGATGAACTCAAGCATGATAAACTCTAGTTTCTCTAATAAAGTTTTCGGCACTTTGCCTAAACAATATTGTCTTTGGTTTTATATTTTGTGTGTTATTGCTTTTATTGCTTTAATCTTCTCTATATTTGGATTTTTTTATTTATTCACAGTTAAGAATTCAAACTATTTATTCTTTCTTCATGCTGCCGCGTTAATTATTAATTATCTGTTTACTTATCTAACTTATCGTTTATTATATTCCATGTGTATTAGTTCTTTAAGGTAAATCTAATTCTATATTCAACACTTTTTTCACCTTTTTTTTTAAAACCTTTTTTTTAGGAATATCTTTAGAACAACTAAACATTCTTTTTTTTTCTTCTTTAAATAACACATATTCATCTTCTAACATACTCAACTCAAACAACCACATTTCCTCTGATGTTGTATTTATTAAAACATTTAATTCATCATTCTTCACTCTATATTCATTCTCTATTTTCTTTACATTTTCTTCTGTTACACAATCCATCGGCATCTTTATTAAATACTTATAATCATTTATTACTTCATATTTTTTATCACTCAACATTTTATTTATTTCCTCACCACTTTTTCTTCTCAAATCTATTGTTCCATCTAAATTTTCTTGAATATATCTAACCTTATTTTTTAACAAAATTAGCTCTTTCTCTACTTCATCTATTAAATATTGCTTTCTGGTATGATACATTTCTAATCTTTTTAAGAAATAATCATCAATAATATCTATAATTGATGAGTACTTCTTCAATTTATCATTCGCATCAAATAAATGCATATTTGTAGTTGATATTGATGATATTAATTTCAATTGTTTCAATATACCTTCTTCTCCTAATTCCTCTAATTTTCCTTTTTGTAATGTAATCGTAAAATCAATTGTTGTATCCTTACTCATGTCATCATAATCCTTTACTACTGGAATAATTTTTTTTCCTGTTTTAGAATCAACTCCATCTGATAACTCTTCTAAATATTCTTTGAAATCATTCGTCCAAAACCCTACTGGTAATTCTGTTACCCTTATTTTATCTTGTCCTATTACCTCATATTTTCCCTTAACTATAAAATGATCTTCCTTTATAGGAATAATTTCACCTTGAAAACCATCATAATAAGGTATAAATTGTTTAGTAAATGGAACTCCTAATAATTTATTCTTCAAGTAGAGAATAATATCTAATGGATTATAACATAATATATTTGTGCTAAAACCTGTTCCTATTCCTTTGGACCCATTTACTAATACCATTGGAATAATTGGTGCATAATATATAGGTTCTACTTGAGTTCCATCATCATCCAAATATTTTAATATTTTATCATCTTTTTCTGAAAATATATGTCTCGTTATTTTACTTAATTGAGTATAAATATATCTCTCTGACGCAGAATCTTGACCTCCCATTAATCTTGTTCCCATTTGACCATTTGGCATTAACAAATTAATATTATTAGAACCTACAAAATTTTGTGCCATCCCTATTATCGCAGCATTTAATGATGCTTCGCCATGATGATAACACGATTGTTCCGATATATATCCCGAAAATTGAGCTACCTTTATCTCTGATGTCAAATTCTTTTTGAATGCCGAAAATATTATCTTTCTTAAACTTATCTTTAATCCATCCATTATATTCGGAATACTTCTATCACAATCATATTTTGAAAAGTGAATTAATTCTTTATCTATAAATTCTTCATATTTAATTGAAGTATTTGATGTATCCAAATAAGAATTTCTATCATAATTTCTTAACCACTCTTTTCTATCATCCGCTCTTTTTTTATTAAATATCTTATCTATTCTATCTTCTGACTCTTCTCCCATCTCAAAACCAACTATTTTTTTCTCTTTAAAGTATTCACGAAATTCTTTTCCTGTACTTGTTCCTAGACCTTTATAATATTTTATTTTCCATTGATTTAATGTAGAGACAGTTTGGACACTTTTCCATAATTGATATTCACCTTCATTATAAAATGCCAATTCTTTTTCTCCTTTTTTCGCTTTTAAAATAGGAGTATTCATAAATGAAATAAAACCTGGAATTTTTGTTAATGACGGCCATATCGTTTGAAATAAATTAATTCCTAATCCTTTTATATGATTTCCATCCAAATCAGCATCACACATAAATATCACTTTACTATATCTTAAATTTTTATGTATATCTTCTATATTTAAATATTCTCTATCCATCTCCAATCCTAATATTTTTTTTATATCTGATATCTCTTTATTATCTATTATCTTCTTTTTTGTCTCTCCACGAACATTCATTATTTTTCCCTTCATCGGATAAACACCTACTATATTTCTATCTTCAGATGATAATCCAGAAACAATTCCAGCTTTTGCTGAATCACCCTCACATAATATTATCATCGTCTCATTTGATTTATCTGTTCCTGCCCAATTCGCATCTACTAACTTCGGAATACCTCTCACCGATTTTGTTTTATGTCCATCCATTTTTTTTACTGCTTTATTCTCTTTTATTTCTGTAATCGCACACGCAGCATCCATTATTCCCATTTTAGCTACTTTCTCTATAAATTTATCTGTTACTATACATGATGAACCAAACTTATTTGAAGGAGTATTCATATAATCTTTTGTTTGACTATCAAAAGATGGATTTTCTATATCACATCTTATAAATAAAATTAATTGCTCTTTTATACTTGTCACATTCACTTTTATCTTTTTCTTTTTCTCTATAAAATCAACCAACTTTCTCGTTATTTGACCCAATATATATTCTACATGTTTTCCACCTTTTGACGTATGAATTCCATTTACAAAACTCACTTGAATAAATTCATGTGTTGAAGATAATGCTACAGCATATTCCCATCTTTCACCATTTGTCTCATATACTCTTGCTGTCTCTTCTTTTGTACCAATATATAAATCTATATATTGAATGAAATTTTTTACTGGTATTATCTGAGAATTATATTTTACTTTTATGTTTTTTTCTGTTACTGCCGCAATATCATACACTCTTCTCTTTAATAAACTCAACATATCTTCTGTTAATCCTGTTATTCCTAATCTACTATAATCTGGTTTAAACGTAATTTTTGTGTATGGTTTGGATTTACATTTCGTAATGGTCGGAGGACAAATAATATTTAAATTATCTTTAAATTCTTGAACATATTTTAATCCTCTTGTATGATCTATTGTCTCTACTACACCAAATGTGGACCATATTAATACTAGCTTAAATCCAAATCCATTTTTACCTCCAACTATTTTCTTTTCTGATTTATCATAATTTGTTGATGTTCTTAAATGACCAAATATCATTTCTGGAATCCATATTTGAGTTTCTGGATGAACAGCTACATCTATTCCATTTCCATCATTCATTATTGTAATTATATCGTTATCAATCGTAACATCAATATTTGTAACAGGTAAACTATTTTCTTGATTTTCTTGAATTGCCTTTTCCATTCTTATCGCATGGTCTCTACTATTCACTATACCTTCATCAAATAATTTAAATAAAGCCGGTATATATTGTATTTGTTTCTCTACTATTTTAGAAGTTGTAGAGAAAATATATAATTCAGAATCTACTATTTCTACAGAACCTATATATGTATCTGGATTATCTAATATATGTTGTTTATCTGTTTTTTGTTGATATTTATTTGCCAAATTTATTTCGTTACTCGATAACATGTCTCTTTTATAAAATATAAACTATTGTTTAAACTAATTCAATTTTATCATTATATCTTTCTTAACTGAATAATAAAATTGAAATATATATAATTAATACTTTCTCTACAACACAACAAATCATAAAATATGTCAGTTTCCGAAATTGTTTCCATTGCTTCTTCCAATGTTGAATTCTACGAATTATTCCAAAATAAAGATTTTTACTATGAACGAATTATTGACAAAACAATCCTTTTATCTTCTTATGTAAAAGATAAACTTCAACAAATAGTATATATTGATTTTGAAATTTGTGTATACAATGAATATATAAAAAGTATAGAGAAAAATATATCTTCTCTAAAAGAAGATTTAAATTATCAATATCTTTCACAAATCCAATTTATAATGATTACTCATTGTATTAAAATAAATAGACAAATGCGTAGAGAAACTATTGATATAATATGTTCATTACATCATTTAAAAAATGATATTTACAAAGAAATACAAGTAACTGAAGAAATTATTAAACCATCTTTCTCTACACATAGAACTATTTATGAATCAAATAAACTCAGAACTATACTACGCAATAATAATAAAAAATCATATCTAATGAACATGACAAATGAAACTAGAAATAAAAGAAAAAATAATAGAGAAATGAATAAATTACTTTTTCAAGAAATTAAATCACCAAAAAAATATAATAAAGTAAGGAAAACAAAATCTCCAAATAATAAATTGTATTATTAAAAAATTAATAATACAATATCATATGTTTAATATAACACAAAATAATAATAATAATAATAATTTTTTTTGTTGTAAAAAACGTACACATAATTTATTTACTGAATATGAAAAAGACCATATAAAAAATAATAATAAAAATAAAATTATTCGTAATTATAATCAATATAATATTCCTCAAGCAACGCAAGTTAGAAGAGCTGTAGACGCAATTTTATTTAGTTTAGGAGGAAGAACACAATACGGCTATATACAACCACAAAGACCACAAAGAATATTATTACATGGAAAATTAGAAGGACAAAATGGCGGATTATTAGCTCCTTTAAAAAATAAGTTTTAATATATTATTTTTCTATTGTAAATATATGACGAAGTTTAAGAAAGATACTAACGGTAAATATGTTATTCAAGGTCGTAAATATGAAACATTAACTGGTTCAAGAGCACAAGTTATGCATGGAACCGCGTATAAAACTACCGGTGATTTAACCAAAAATGATTTAATTCAAAATAAGAATGGACGAATTGTTAGTAAAAAGAAACATAATTTAGAAAAAAGAGTAAAACGATTAATTAAAGCGGGGTATGGAACCAGAAAAGGACATTTCGGAGCTGTCCGATTATCCGGTCACCATTCATTAAGTCATAAACGTTCGTCTAGAAAACATTCATCAAAACGCAGACGACACATGAGAGGCGGTAATCAAGTTGTTGCTTATAGCGATGTCCCTTCATCATCGTTTTCTTCTGTTCCTAGTAATGTTCAATATTAAATATTGAGAACATGTGTAATAATATTATTTTTTTAATAATATTATTTTTGATAATAATACCTTCCTTCTTGACCACACATATCACTATACGTTCTTGCTACTATACATTTAAAATAATCAATCGGTTCTTTATTAATATAAACTGGAAATTTTTTACATTTCGACTCTTCTATAAAATGAGGAGATGCTTTAAAATATTTACATTGATTACAATATTTTTTTATTTCTAAAGAAGTAGAGAAAATAAATAATGTTACAACTAAAAATGAATACATAATATCAATATATTAATAATCTTTAAATTATTCAAACAACGATGATAATATAGATTCAATATTATTTTTGTTATCATGGTTTATTTCGTTATCATTACTTTTCTCTACATCATTTTTTTCTACAACATCTTTTTCTACAACATCTTTTTCTGCAAATCTTTTTCCTGTCTTTCCACACATATTTTCTATTTCTCTTGCTAAAAAACAATACTCGTAATCTATCGTATTTGTAATATATTTATTTCTTAAAAATAGTTTACATTTTGAAAGCGGTGTTGAAATATAAAATTTACATCTTTTACATAAATTTATATTACTAGAATTAATTAATAAAATAGTAGAGAAAAAAAGAAGAAAATACATTATTATTATTATACTTTATTTATTTTATTTTTATATAGATTATAATTGACATAATTATTTATAATTATTTATATATTCAATTTGAACTTTATATTTTTCAAATAAATCAACAATTGATTTATCCTTTATATTACTTATATCTGTTTTCGGTTTTATATATTGGATCGGAAAATGATATACTTTTCTTTTTAAAAAATTTTGTAATACATTTACAATATTATGTTCAAATAATTCAACAGATTTAATTACTAACATATTTTTATTTCTTTCTTTCATCCAACTATAAAATTGATGAAACATTAATTCAAGTAAATTTTCATCTGAAAATTTAATATTTATATTATTACTTAATTTTTTCTGATTTGTATCCCAATAATGCTTACCTCTATTTTTCATTGATAAGAATGCTTTTATTGGATTATCATATATATAAATAACAGGAATATTTGTTTTAATGTATACTGGACAATGACATAATATTTCATGCCATATTTCGCATTTACATCTATAACCATTTTTTTCTAATGTATCTACCAATAAATTACTACAAGAACCACCATATGAAACTACTAGTATATCTAGTCCTTGATTTTCTAGTAAACTATTCGCATATCTTAAATCGCAAATCATATATATATATATATATAAATCTTAATATTCAATAAAACGTTAAATATTTAAAGATTTTAATAGTTAAAATAAATATAATGTCATCTAATGTTTTAACAATTAAAACTGTACAAATCGCTCCTTTTAGAACATTGATGACTGCTCTAAAAGATATATTATTAGAAACAAATATGACTTTTCAAGCAGATGGTATCCGTATTATTAATATGGACAAATCTCATACTATTTTAGCACATTTGTTATTATCTTCTCAAAATTTTGAATTTTATGAATGTAAAAAAGAAAAAATTATTATTGGTGTGAATATGTTTCATTTATTTAAACTTATCAACTCTATTGATAATAACGATACTTTAACTATTTATATTGAAGAAGCTGATTATGCTGATGGAATTGTATCACATCTTGCGTTAAAATTTGAAAATGGTGATATTAAACAATGTAAAACACAAAAGTTGCGTTTAATCGAACCCGAACAAGAAGAATTAGAATATCCTGATGTTAAATTCTCTTCTGTCATTAATCTTCCTTCTTCCGATTTCCAAAAAATTATTCGTGATTTATCATGTATTTCTGATAAATTAGAAATTAAATCTGTTGGAAACGAATTGATATTTAAATGTTCCGGACAATTTGCTTCTGCTGAAATTCATCGTGCTGAATTAGATGGTTCTATGGAATTTATTGTCAAACAAGATTCTAGTAAAATTATTCAAGGAGAATTTTCTCTAAAAAATTTGGGATACTTTATTAAATGTACTAATCTTTGTTCTCAAATCGAAGTCTATTTGGAAAATGATTTACCTCTTGTTGTTAAATATAATGTGGCAAGCTTAGGTGAAGTGAAACTTTGTTTGGCTCCTTTACCTTCTTCTTAAATTTTTTTGAAATTATAATTCATTTATAAGTTATCGATGAATGCTTGATGACGAGTAAATTAATTCTTCCTTATGAAAAAATATTTAACAAACAACTATTTCAAAATTGTTTAGCAAAGGATTATTACTAATTAGTTGAATAATATTATGAATAATATTATTTAACATTTAATACACACAAAGTTCCACAAAACATTTTGACAAGACATTTATCATTTATTAATAATTCTTTTGAAATAACTTGATTTGCTTCTTCTTGATAGTATCTGAACGACTTCATTGTTGCGTATTATTATTATTTTTAATAATTTCAATTCAATTTTATACACAAATAAAAAATTGAAATTGAATAAATGATATATATATAAAACAGAAAAAACAACAACAAAATGTCTGAATTCAATATCGTTCCAACCAATTTGGCTGAAGAATTCGTTCAAGAAGAAGTCGTCCAAGAAGAAGAAGTTATGGATCCAGAAACAGATTGTCCTGTCTGTTTTATGGTGATGGAAACAAGACATGTTGGACATAATTGTCCTCACGAATTGTGTGAAACATGTTTTCTGAGAATTATACAAACAACTGATAAATGTCCTATATGTAGAGAACAATTAAGTTATATGCCTCCAGAAATACAAAATATCCAATATAATATAGATTATCAGTATATTCACAACTTCATGTTAAATACCTTTAATAATGATGATTTGAGACAGCTAGAAATTATATTTGAAAGTGAAATATATCAATAAAAAAATTGAATTGAATAAATGATATATATATAAAACAGAAAAAACAACAACAAAATGTCTGAATTCAATATCGTTCCAACCAATTTGGCGGAAGAAATCGTTCAAGAAGAAATCGTTCAAGAAGAAATCGTCCAAGAAGAAATCGTCCAAGAAGAAATCGTTCAAGAAGAAGTCATTATGGATCCAGAAATTGACTGTCCGGTTTGTTATATGTATATGGAATTCAGAGACGTTGGTGATAATTGTAACCACGCATTATGTGTAACATGTTTTACGAGAATTAGAGAAACAACTAATAAATGTCCTATATGTAGAGAACAATTAATGACCCCACAACCAGAAAATATTATCCAAAATATCATTCAAGACAATGAGTATATCCAAGACAATGAGTATATCCAAGACAATCAGTATATCCACGGTTTCATGATGAATACCTTTAATTATGATGATTTAATACCGGGAGAAAGAGAAATTATATTTGAAGGCGAAGATGTTGAACCAACTACACAATTATTTAATGGACGAAGATGGTTTAATGTGACAACACAAGAAATAAGAATATATCAAAATGGAATATTTTTATTATATACTGAATATCTACAAACAAACGAACATTTTGTCTCTGAAAGAAATGTTGCTGTTCGTCAATTATCACTGAATTATGATGGTTTCAACACACATCAAAATTGTCCTTTTTGCGGAATTCAAAGAACGAGAGACGCAAATAGATATATAATACAAAGATTTATTCGTTATTACGGTAATGATGATGAATTTAGAACAAATATGAATATTGGAATTACAAATGTAAATTATTCTTGGGGAACAAACGCATTTGATGGACAAGGATTAAATTGTTGTTTATTATGTTGGATATCATTTCGTAATTTAATCCATACCATATATTAATATTAATACAAATATTAATATAGCTCAATAATAATATATATTTTTATTCGTGTAGTTAATTATTTATTCTCTTATATGGTTTAATAATTTAGCAATAAAATTAATAGACAATATTACTAAATATTTATAAATTTTGAATACAAAAATAATAATAATAAAAATAGAGGAAAAAATAAGGGGTCATAATAATTTAAGGCAACACCAACCATTACAAATAAAACAGCAAAAAATGAATGAGTTGGTAATAATTCATCACTATTTTCTGTTCTAAAAAATACCCATAATCCAGCAACAATAACAGAAAATATAACTTTAGTTGAAAATGAAATAAATGCCATTTATATAAGCTAATAAATTAATTTATAATATATTATATGAACGATAATGTCTTTGATGCTGTATTTTGGAGTTTTTTTATTACTTCTATGATTGGATGTTTACTTAAATGTTCATCAATTATATATAAATTTAAAATTAAAGAATTTAATTGTTGTGGATTAAAAATAATAAGAGATGTTGAAGATGAAATTAAATTAGATGAAATGGAAGAAAATGTAAATAAAAGATATATTCCATTAAATAATGAATTAAATAAAAATCGTAAACAATCTGATAATAACTCATAATAATATAAATATATAGTAATTTATATTATTTATATGACAACGTTAGTTTTAAATATGATAGTAAAAAATGAGAGTTGTATTATTAAACGACTATTAGAATCTGTATTTACTATTATAGATAGTTATTGTATATGTGACACAGGTTCAACAGATAATACTGCTAAAATTATTACTAATTTTTTTAAAGAAAAAAATATTCCAGGAAAAATAGTATATGAACCTTTTAAAAATTTTGAATATAATAGAAATTTTGCGTTACAATCATGTATTGGAATGGGTGACTATGTTTTACTATTAGATGCTGATATGAAATTAAACATAAATCATTTTGATAAAGAAAAATTAAAACATTATGATGCTATTTACATTTTTCAAGAAAATAATTATTTAATTTATAAAAATTTAAGAATATTAAAAAATAATGGTTTATTTAGTTATAAAGGTGTAACTCATGAATATATATCTTATCCGAATAAAATAATAATGACACAACTTAATAAAACAGAAATATATATAATAGATATAGGTGATGGAGGTTCTAAAAGCGATAAATTTGATAGAGATATTAAATTACTATTAAATGGCATTAAAAATGAACCTAACAATGATAGGTATCATTTTTATTTGGCAAATAGTTATAATGATTCTGGAAAATATATTGAAGCAATTGAAATGTATAAAAAAAGAATAGAAATGAAAGGGTGGAGCCAAGAAGTATGGTATAGTTATTATAGAATTGGCTTGTTATATAAAAATCTTGAACAAATTGAAAAAGCAATTTATTATTGGTTGTTAGGGTATGATTATAATAGTGATAGAATTGAAGGGTTATATCATGTGATTTGTCATTATAGACTAATTGGAAAACATAAATTAGCTAAAATATATTATGATATTGCTCTTTCTATCTTAAATAAAAAATTAAATTATAGTGATTATCTATTTACAGAATATAATATTTATACTTATAAATTATATGTAGAATACACAATTATTGCTTATTATTTAGGTATAAGAAATATAAATGACGAAATAATAATAATTTTAAATAATTGTAAAAATGATAGTGATAATCAATTACTTTTTTCAAATATGAAATTTTATAAAAATGTATTGACAAAAATAAAAACAATTCAGTTTGATTCTTTTTTTAAAGACGATGTGTTTGATATTAAACATACATTTACATCTTCTTCGTCTTGTATGATACAACAAGAAAACGGATATCTAATGAATATTAGATATGTAAATTATAGTATGAATGATAAACAACAATATATTTATAAGGAAGCTATTATTACACACAATAAACGTGTAGAATTGGATAGTAATTTTAATATTATTAATGAAAAACTATTAAAATATAAAAATTATGTAAAAACGCATATAGTAGGTATTGAAGATGTGAGAATTTTTTCAAATAAACAAAATGAAGTATTATTTTTAGGTACGATGTATAATAAAGAAAAAGATAAAATAATGATAGTAAATGGGAAATATGATTATTTAGAAAATGCTAATTTCTCTATACCTACATTTTCAAATAATTCATGTGAAAAAAATTGGGTTTATTATAATAATGAAAATATTATTTATGATTGGCATCCATTAACTATATGTAAATTAAATGAATTAAATGAATTAAATATTATAGAGAAAAAAGAAACACCTCTCTACTTTTCACGATTCAGAGGTTCTACTAATGGATTTGAATATAATGATGAAATATGGTTTATTACTCATATTGTTTCTTATGAAGTACCACGACATTATTATCATGTATTTATTGTATTTGATAAAGATATGAATTTATTAAGATATTCTGCTCCATTTTCATTTGAAGGTGAACCTATTGAATATTGTTTGAGTATTATAGTAGAGAAAAATAGAGTTTTAATTAATTATAGTAGTTGGGATAAAACAACTCGAATTGGTATTTATGAAAAGAATTATATTGATTCACTTATAATATATAAGTGATACTAATTTTATAAGTGATATAATTACTTATAAAATGATACATTTTATTATTTTATTAAAATATATTATGGCTGAAACGAGATTTAACTCTGACCCTTGTAGAATTAGTAAAAAATTACAGCAAATGACAGATGAAGGTAGATATAGATTAAATGTTCCTGGATTAGGTGAATATCCAAGCTTTATTGAAGACCCACAAATTATACCTCAAAAATGGGGAGGTAATTTAAGAACTAATATAGTAAATATTGATAATGAATTAAAAGGAGTGAACCGTCCTCTGAATAAAGATTGTTTAGGAAAAGATGAATACACACGATTTGTATATCCTTCACGACCTATTAGTTATCCTACAAATCAAACAATGTATACAGAGCAATCCAGAGCCATTATGCCTGCTTGGACAGCACGTGATTTAGAACAAGTTGACTGGTATTATTTACCTCTTAACCCTCAAGAAAATACATGTATGCCTTTTTTGAATAATTTAAGCACACGTATTTTAGAAAAAGATTATTACGTTGCAAAAGTTCCATGTAACTTTTCAAATCAATACACTCCATTACCCTTTACTCCTAGAAGCATTGGTTATCCAGGCGGACCTGTTCATTGTAGTCAAAATAATTCATGTAGCAAAATATAATCATAAAGTAAATATAATTATAAATTATATATATAATATTATGGAATTTGCTATACCATTTATTGCTTTAGCAGGGGCATATGTAATTTCTAATCAAGAAAATAAAAATAGTCAAAATGCTCAAAATAACAGATTAAAAAATGGATTAAAAAGAATTAGTAAAGAAGAATTTACAAATATGGGTAAAAATAATAATTATATACCCAATCAAAATATCCCTCCTCAAAATTATCCAATTACCAATATTAGCGAATTAACTGATACAACGTATAAATATGATAATCCTAATACAGCTACCGACAAATATTTTAATCAAAATTATTTTGAAAATAAAAATATTCGCGGAGAAAATACTGGCAACCAAATTCAAGAAATATATTCTCTTAATGGAAATTATTTAAATTCCCAAGAGTTCAAACATAATAATATGGTACCATTTACTAATGGAAAAATAAAAGGTCAAGTTTATCAAATGGATATTAATGAAACTATACTTGACAATATGAATGGTGTCGGCAGTCAAACTATTCAAAAAATTGAACAAGCACCTCTTTTTAAACCTGAAAAAGACATTAATTGGGCACACGGAATGCCTAATTGGTCTGATTTTTATCAATCAAGAGTAAATCCCGCCATGAATAACGCAAATGTTAAACCATTTGAAAGCCAATACGTTGGACCTGGATTAGGACAAGGTTATACTACTAAAGGTAGTGGTGGTTATAATTCCGGAATGGAAGACCGAAATTCATGGCTACCTAAAACTGTAGATGAACTTCGCGTTGAAACAAACCCTAAATTAGAATACACTTATGATAATTTAGAAGGACCCGCAAGCGCACCTGTCAAAAATGTGGGAATTTTGGGAAAAACCGAAAAATATAGACCAGACACATTTTTCATACAAACACAAGATAGATGGCTCACTACTACCGGTCAAGAACAAGGACAAACGTTAAGACCTATTGAAGAAGTAAGTAGTGATACTAATCGAAATTCCATTTCTACATCTTACTCCGGTGTAGCAAATAATTTAAAAACAGCAAGTTATACTACTCCTAATATCCGTCCGGCAAAAAAAGTAGCTATTCCAACACACAGCGTTTCACATGGACGATCTATCGGAAAAGGTAATGGCGTTGATGATAAAGAAACATTCTTAAATAGTATCACCAATTACGAAAATAATAGAACTTCCGTCAATCAACCTGATACATTTAGAAGTTCATTTAGTCACGCAATTGGTGCTGTTGTGGCACCCATTATGGATATTCTACGACCTACCAGAAAAGAAGAATATGGAGATAATTTGAGAATTTATGGATTATCTGGTTCTAACGTTCCTCATAGCTATATTAATCCTCCAGGAAATAATGCTCCTATTACTATAAAACAAACTACACTATTCGCTCCTGATTCTTATATCGGCAATCAATCTTATTCACAGCAGGTTTTACATAATCAACAACCACCAGTGGCAAATCAACGTGATTCAACCAATTGTAGTTATATTGGAAGTGCTGACTCTATTAATAATGCTCAAATGTCATATGAATCCAATTATAATCAAAATAATAACGATAATTTAGAAGCACTTCAAGTTAGTTATACCCCTCATGGTGGAACACAAATATTCAATCAACATATGAACGTTAGTATGAGCCGGTTGGATACAGATAGAGAAAATATAAGACAATGGGGTGACCCAAAATCAATCATTTCTCAGTCTCCTTATGCTGAAAATATATCTCCTATTAAAGGAAAACAATCTTATAAAGAAAATGATATTAATGTTATTCGAATACAACCAGATATTTTAAATGCTTTTAAATCTAATCCATATACCCAGAGCTTATCTTCTTACGCTACCATTTAATTATTACATAATGCTTCCGCTCATAAAAACGAAGATTAATACAATGATTTTATATAGTTTAAGACTATATAAAATCCGCATTTAAAATATAAGTGTAATCCAAACAATTATACTAATCTATTCTTTCTTTTATTTGTTTTTCTCTTTTTATTTGTTTTTCTCTTTTTATTTGTTTTTCTCTTTTTATTTGTTTTTCTCTTTTTTAGTTTATTACCGCCAATAACAACACGAACAACAAAAGGACTACTATCCCAAAAGTTCAGCGTTGGTGGGTCTAATAATTCAATGAAATTATTTGGATCGTTTATATAACTACATGCCGCATATTGGGGTACAATAGTATATAATGAAAAATGTGTTTTTTTAGCAAAAAAATTATAAAAAACTGTAAAAGGTATCCAAGTGTTTTTTTCTGTTGTTCCCCAACTATTTCTAAGTAGAAACGCATATTGTGTTGGATCATCATCTTTTAATGTGCTATAATCTACAATCGTTAAGGAATGACTTGAATGTGTTATCCCCTTAAAGTTAATTGCGTGTGTCCATCCTAATTGGATAGAATCTAAATCTAAACCTATATAACAATATAATCCGTTATCTATTGATTGTTTAATCCAAGAAAACAAACGGTCAATACCATATGTGTAAGCATTAATTTTACTTTTTATACAATCGTACGGAGTGGAATAAAGATCCATTTGATAAATATGCCATCCTTTATTTGCGTTCACATACTTATAAGTTGCACTCGGATTTTTCGGTGTTGGTCCTGATGATGGAATTTTCATAAAACCTATTCCGGTCGCTTTTGATTGAGGCGTCATTATAAACGGCGTTCGTTTTTTAAATACATCATCTAAATAATCAATATAACCTTTAGATTTTAATTTTTCAAATTGTTCTAAAGGGGTCGGAACTTTAGACTTACTTTTACTTGTAGCTTTACGTATACTACGAATTATCGTCTTACACCAATTAAATAGATCCACAATAGATAGTTGTTCTCTTAAATGCAAATCAACAAAATCGTTAATAATCGTATTATGTGGTGTCCCACCTCTAGCAGAATATAGGGCTGGGTCAAATGTCTTTGCTTCTCTAGATAAAGAAATATTGTTTTGTATACATTGGGATGTTATATTAATAGTATCAATTGCCCATAAACAAAACATAAAATAAACAACAACATTCATAAAAATAAAAGTATATTCCGATATTTCACGAACTTCCAATAAATATGGAAATCTTGTTTGATATGATATAATATCTTGATTAATATCATGCTGTAAATCATTAAATCTCTTATCAATATATCCTACGTTACTTACATTTCCTACGACAGCGTTAGTATTTAAATACTTTTTTGTTAAAACAATATTTAATTCAATATGATCCATATAAAACATACATTGTTTGTCATTTATTACCATATTTATTTCTTGTTGAATTAAATAATTTTTTAAAACTAAAAATAAAGTGTATACCCAACAATTTCCAATATCGGTTTGGTTAGTTGTTGAATCGGTAAATGTACGTATTGGAGCTGGAGCGGGAGCTGGTGCTGGTGCTGGTGCTGGTGCTGGTACTGGTGCTGGTACTGGTGCTGGTACTGGTGCTGGTGGTGGTGGTGGTGGTGGAGAAGGTGCTGGAACTGGTGCTGGAGCTGGAGAAGGTCCTGGTGCTGGTACTGGTGCTGGTGGTGGTGGTGGTGGTGGAGAAGGTGCTGGAACTGGTGCTGGAGCTGGAGAAGGTCCTGGAGAAGGTCGTGGTATACGTTGTTTTTCCAACCATAATCTTTTTATATCCTCTAATCCAGAACCTAAAACACGGTCTAACACATTAAAAAAAATATTAAATATATTTTTACCAATTGACGATTCAACAACTACAATTGAGTCAATGCTTTTATATACCGTACTTTCAATACCAATTAATCGTGTATCATCCTCAGTAACACTTGTTATAGTTTGACCACTATAAATACCACTAAGTTCTTCAGTCATAATACTTTCTATCTGGTCAGTGGTAATCTTAGCAATACTAACATCGTCACCTCCACCTTTAAATTCATCATCGGTAGTACCCTCATCGATAATTTTGTTTAATGCGATAGAACGTGTTTTAGGAACTAGATTTTTTATATCATTATAACTATTACTGGGTATAGTTATTATATAACTATGAAATTTAAATTCTAGTTGTTGAATAATTATTGAACTATTTTGTGTTGTATTTGGTTCTGATGATGATGAGCGTGTTATATAATTATATTTATATTTTTTATCAAATATTTTTTCGTTTCCATCGCTAATTGATATTATTTCACAATTACTATAATTACTATATTTTATAACAAATTCACTTGCTTTTATTTCATATTTTATACCATTTAATATATCTACACATTCAATAATACAATCTGGAAGCACTAAAATTTGTTTTATATCACTATTTTCATCATTATAACAAATAACAACATTTGATTCAACAATGATATAATAACAATAATTATATGTTTTATCTTTATTTTTATATTCATAAAATTCGTCTTGTGTTATCTTATAACCTGTATCATTATGTTTAATTTCATATTCATCATCATAACCACAATATTTTTGTAATTGTTTTATTAAATTATCATTTTCTAATTCTATATTTGTTGTATGAAATTCTATATCTTTTGTATAAAAATATTTATCTATATTATCATTGACTGCCATTCTGTTAAACCACATAACAAATAAACATATCAAATTAAATGAAAATATTTTTTTTTGATAAATTGAATAATTTTCACTACTAAGTAATTTAGATAGAAATTGAATATCACTCAACAAACTGTTAGAAACTAATGATAATCTCATTTTTTCTTCAATATCTTTTTTAGTTTGTAATTTTTTTTCGTGAGGATGTTCAATATCTTTTTTATTTTGTAATTTTTTTTCGTGAGGATGATAAATATCTTTTTTATTTATTATATCTATAATTGGTTGTAATTTTTCATCAGGAGCCTTAATTTCTTCAATATATTTTTTATTTTCTCTTGTGATTTTTCGTGAGGATGATTTATTTGTATGATGATAATTATTTGCTTCAATATCTATACCTCCTTTTTGTTTATTCATATATAATATATATATATATATTATATATTATATAACATGACTAATAAACAAGAAATAGTTAAAATAAATAGCTAGTTTGGTTATGTGTCAAGTATATATAAGAAGAATAAATATTACTAACTAAAATTATGTAAATGTTCAGTTATTTCTCTACTTTAACATTTTAATATAGGCATATTATATGCCTACTAAAAAAAATAAAAAAAATAAAACAAAAACTTTAAAAAAAAAAGTTGGAGGAATTCAAAAAAAGATTAATGAGTATATATTAAAAAATGGTGACCTTTTTGAAGTATATGCTAATAAGAAAAAAGTTATTGAATTAATTTTTGCGAATATTTCGTCTAAAATTAAAAAATCAAATTTGGATTTTAAAGAAACGTTAACTAAAGATAACATTATAGAATATATAAATACAGAATTAATTTCATTTATAGCTGGAGATTTAGTAAATTTAGAAAATACTAAAAATAAAAATAAAAAAGGATTAGAATTACATAAAATGTTAAGTAAACTAACAATGAAAAATGACAAACCAAATGAAGAAAGAATAGTTAATCTATTAATGGAACTACCATTATATATGTTATTTGCTTTTCTTGGTTATACATCATATGAAAAGCACATTAATAAGACAATTAAAGAGAACGAAGAAGAAATAAAAAAAATATGAAAGAAAACAAAAAGTTATTTGGTTTTTTTTAATTTGATATAAACATAGTATTTATATCAAATACATCATGAACTTAGAAATTCATTCAAACATTATTGATAAATTAAACTATTTTTATAAAATTCATAAAATACCCAATATATTATTTCATGGTAGCTCAGGGTGTGGAAAAAGAACTATAGTAGATTATTTTATTAATAAAATTTATAGTGAAGATAGAGAAATAATTAAATCAATGACTATGTATGTTAATTGTGCACAAGGAAAAGGTATCAAATTTATTCGTGAAGATTTAAAGTTTTTTGCAAAAACTCACATTCATTCAAATAATGGAAATTTATTTAAAAGCATTATTCTCTTAAATGCTGATAAATTAACGATTGACGCACAATCTGCTCTTCGTAGATGTATTGAATTATTTAGTCATAACACACGATTTTTTATTATAGTTGAAGATAAATATAAATTATTAAAACCTATCTTATCACGATTTTGTGAAATATACATATCTGAACCAATCATTAATAATAGTCCTATTAATTTATACAAGTATAATTTAGAATATATATATAAATTCCGAGATATTAAATCACAACAAACCGATTTATTAAAAAAAGAATTGGATCAATTCAATAATAAAATGCAAAAAACAAAAGATGTAGAGATAATTAAATTAACCACTAAATTATATGAAAAAGGATTTAGTGGATTAGATATAATGTACATTTTAGAAAATAATCTTTTAAACAAAAAATTCTCAGAAGAAGAAAAATATAAATTATTATTTACTTTTCAAAAAGTTAGAAGCGAATTTAGAAATGAAAAATTATTTATCTTTTTCATCTTGAACCATTTATATTTATAACATTGTAAAAATTTATAACATTGTAAAAATTTATAACATCGTAAAAATTTATAACATCGTAAAACTATAATATTAATTATGATAATTATTATTATTAATGGACGATTTTAATATAAATGTTTTAAATGAATCTAAAAACGAATGGTGTGGTCGTTTATTAAATATTTTCACTCCGTTAATTATTGAAGGATTAAAATCTATCTTTTCTGAATCTACCAAGTTATGTTCCGCAAATGGAGAAATGGATAAATATTTAATGACTTTTCAAAATTTTATTAGTAGAATTCCAAAATGGAGTCAAACTATTATAGAACAAGAAAAAGAACGTATTATAGAGAAAAGTAAATGTAGTTATTTAGAAGATTTAATTACATGTGTCCATATTATTCAGTTAAAAGTATTAACTGCTGTTCGCGTTGGACAAAAACAAAAAAAGATTGATATTGAAATACCAAAATTAGATGTATTTATTCATAAAATATATATTAATATAGCTAGAAAAGTATATACTAATGTTTATTTATTTGAAATTAATATTCCAGCTCTAACTATACAAAAAAATAATAGACAATTAGAAATTTTAGTTCAAGAAAGCATTATGAATACTATTAGAGATAGTGTACCTGTTGAAATGATTTTACGTGCTTATATGGATGAAACTGTTGAAGAAGATGTTGTTGAAGAAGTCAAAGAAAAAGAAATCAAAGAAAGTCCAGAATTAAAACAAATGAGAGAAAAATTAGAAACACCTAGTAAAATTGTTGAAGAAGAAATCAAACCTATTCCTGTAAGCAAAAATAATCATACTTTTTTACCAGACAAATTAGACGATAGTGACAACGAAGATAATAATCTTAAATTTAATGATGTAGATATGGTAAGAGATATTAATAATAAAGATGATACTATTATAGCCCCAAAAACTATTGAAAGATTAGATGAAATCAGTAATATTCGTAATGAACAACGAAAATTAGAAGAAGAATCTTATGATGACGATGATGAACCTATTAAGCTTAAAATTTTTGATAATTCATCTTCTAGTGATTTGGGTATTGAATTATTAGAACCTGAGATTTTAGATGAACCCGAGAATTTATTAGCTGGTATGATTGAAGAATTACATTAATTAACTCGTTTAACTATTTGATAATTATTCTTTTATTTTATAAATGAATACAAACCATCTTTTTATTACAGCAATATTAATTTCTCTATTATATTTTTTTTTTAAAATTATAGAAAATAAAATTCTAAGTAAAGATGACCTGAAATTAAAAATCGTCTTTAAAGATAGTTTATTAGTATTTCTTAGTGTTGTAATTGGTTTGAATTTAATAGAACAAATTATACCTCTTATTTATGAAGGAAGTGAATTAGTTACTAATCCACCTGTTTTTACAGATACTCCCGGATTTTAAATATATATATATATGAGATATTTATTAGAAAGCGTTTTGGTCGGAATATATTCAGTTATTATTTATTTATTTATTCAATATTTTATATCTTCTTTTACACTTTCTCTACTTATCGTTGGATTTGTAAAGCATTATTTAGGATATTATATTGGAATTCACACTCTTTATTGTAATTATGGTGATAGTTGTTTAAAACTCCATAATAACAATACTAATTATATATCTAATCATAATTTTATTTATTATTATTCTTTTTTTGACGCATTTTTCTACCTTATATTTGGGTATATTTTTTCAATATTATTATTTTGGTATCATAATATTAAAATAAAACATATCATCATTATCTTTTTAATTGGACTTCTTATTCATATTTTATCCGAAAAATTATTTATACATTACTTTTTTTGTATGACAAATTGTAATAAACAATAATATTATTTTCTTGAAAAAACATCAATAATACATTTTTTATCTTCTTTAATTTTATTATTCATTTTTGATAACGCATATTGTCCACATGTTCCACAATGATCTTCATTTGATAAATCAACTTTATTATTTAATTGTTTATTACAATTTTCTATTTTCCATCTACCCAATGGTCTTGATAATTCTTTTGAAAATAAACTTTTTATCATATTTATTATATACTTCATATATTTATTATACATATATCTTTAATTTTAATGTATAATATATATATGAAATTAAAAAATGGATTTTCTCTACAAAAAAATGGATGGACATATATTTCTATTAAAGGAAACCCAAGAGAAAGAGGATACGCACACGGATATTTAATTGCTAACGATTTTATAAAAATACAAAAAATGTTAGATTTCTTTATTTATCAATCTCACGGAATAAAATGGGATTATTTTATTGAAAAAATAAATGAAGATTTTTATGAAATGACAAAAAATGATTTTCCAGAATTATTTGAAGAAATGTTAGGCATTACAGAAGGATTAAACGCAAATCATTGTAAAACATCTATACACGAAATTATTGCCTGGAATTTTTATTATTCTATTTCTTATTGGTTTGATAACCCAGAACATAGTAAAAGTCATGAAGGCGGTGCTAAGGATAGATGTAGTGCTTTTATCGCTGTAGGTGATTGGACTGAAGACGGTAAAATTGTTTGTGCTCATAATTCTTTTTGTGATTATATTGACGGACAATATTCTTATGTTGTATTAGATATTCAACCAACAAACGGACATCGTATTATAATGCAAACATCTCCTGGGTGGATTTGGAGTGGAAGTGATTTTTTTATTACTTCTAAGGGAATTATTGGAACAGAAACTACTATTGGAGGATTTTTACATTACGAAAAAAAAATACCTATTGCGTATCGTATACGTTCCGCAATGCAATATGGAAATTCTATGGAAGAATATGTAAAAATATTGTTAGATGGAAATTCTGGTGATTACGCAAACTCTTGGTTATTTGGAGATATACATAAAAACGAAATTATGAGATTAGAATTAGGATTAAAATATCATAATGTAGAGAAAACAACTAACGGAGTTTTTATCGGATTTAACGCAACTTATGACCCGCGAATAAGAAACTTAGAATGTTCTAATCAAGGCTTCTTTGATATCAGACGCCATCAAGGAGCACGACATGTACGACTCTCTGATTTAATGGATCAATATAAAGGAAAATTAAATATTGAAGCAGCTAAACAAATCATGGCTGACCATTATGATGTATATTTAAAAACAGAAAATAAATGCTCACGAACTGTTTGTTCTCATTATGATTTAGACCCTAGAGAATATATGTCAGCACCTGGTAGACCTGTTTCATTTGCTCCACATGGTGCTGTAGATGGATTTGTTGTTGATTCTAATATGGCTAAAAAAATGATGATTTGTGGAAGATTTGGTAATTCATGCGGCACACCTTTTATTAAAGATGAATATTTTAAAAATAATAGACAATTTGAAATCTATGAGCCTTATATATTCGACCGACCTTCACAACCTTGGACCGACCTTCCTTTTTTTAAAACGTTTACTAAGAAAAATAATATTCGTAAAAAACATAAAACAATTAAAAAATATAAATAAATATTATGTTGGGAGAAATTTATCTAGTTGTTTTATGCGCAGTTGCTATGGTTACTTATTGTCATTTTAAAGAACAAATCTGTTCTGATGATAATATAAATAGTATGGATGATATAGATGATATAGATGTTTTAAATATTCCTATTTATAAATAATATTTTTATATTATATGATTATAGATAAAAAAAAAGGAAAAATTACTATCTATATTGTAGAGAAAGATTTTGATAATAATCAATTACAAAAAATATTAAACACAAAATTAAAACCATCTGACATATCATTTATCATTAATGAAGATGCTGATGTATATACAAAAGAAGGTAAATTATTATTAAAATTTCGTAAAAATGTTTTGGATAAAAAATATATAGATTTGTTTTATGATAATGTAATTAAATTTGCTGAATTAAAATCAAATAATAGAGGAAATGCTCTAGGAAGTAAAAAAAGAAATGTATATGAAAATGAAAAAATAAAATCAAATATAATTGGTTTTTTTGATACTCTCTCTATACAACAAAAATTTTTATTAAAACAACAAAAAAATAAAAATATTATTTCTGTAAGACCAACTCGTTTTAATGTGGATTTTCCTGAAAAATATGAAAAATTATTACCATTAGTTCAACAAATAGATGAATATTATAAAAAACTTACTCCAGAACATTATGAAAAACAAAGAAAAAAAGCAAATCAAACACATTTTAAAATAAAAAATACATCTTTTACTACTATTACTACTAATGTAAATTTTCAAACAACTATTCACACCGATAAAGGTGATGATGATGAAGGATTTGGAAACTTGTCTGTTATAGAGAAAGGTAAATACACTGGTGGTGAAACATGTTTTCCTCAATACGGAATAGGTGTGAATGTTCGTTTAGGAGACATATTATTTATGGATGTCCATGAAGCTCACGGAAATTTACCCATTATAACTGAAAACGACGACGCAAAAAGATTATCTATTGTTTGCTATTTGAGAAAAAAAATTTGGGAAAAAACAAAAGGAAAATCTAAAGAATTTTTTAATAATCAAATAAATTTAATAAAAAATATTAAAAGTAATAAAAATAAAAAAAGTATCAAAAATAAAACAAGGAAAAATAAATAGTATTGTCTTTTCTTAATATAATTATGTCTAGTCCTAATTATATTATCGCAATTCCAACATACAACAGATATAATGTTATTTCAGATAAAACATTAAAAACTTTATATGAAGGAGGAATTCATAAAAATAAAATATTTTTATTTGTAGCAAATAAAGAACAATATAAATTATATCAAGAATATGTTCCTAAAAATTTATATAATAAAATGATTATTGGAAAATTAGGTATCACAAATCAACGCATTTTTATTTCAAAATATTTTCCAGAAAATCAATATATTATTTCTATGGATGATGACATTGAAGAAGTTTCTCTACTTAAGGGTTCTGATAAACTAGTTAAAATAAAAGACTTGAATTCTTTTTTCTTAGAAGCATATAAAATGTTAAAAGAAGAAGGATTATATATTTGGGGTATTTATCCAGTTAGAAATCCTTTTTTCATGAAGAAAAAAATATCTTATGACTTAAAATTTATAATTGGTGTAATGTATGGCTATATTAATCGTCACGATAAACATTTATATCCTTCAACTAATAGCGAAGCCAAAGAAGATTATGAAATGAGTATTCTATACTATAAAAAAGATGGAGGTGTATTACGATTTAATAATATAAATCCAAAAACAAAATATAAAGCAGAAGGAGGACTTGGTACAGACAGATTTGAAAGAAATAAATTATCAGCCAACTACTTACAAAAAACATATCCTGATTTAATAACAATTTTTCATAGAAATAATGGTATGACTGAAGTGAAAATTTCAAAAAAACCAAGAATTTTATAAATAAAAAAAACAAACTTTACTTTGTTTAAATTACCAAGAAATTTCACACAATCTAATCATTGTCTCATCAGCAGGTTTTCTACCCCTAGGTTGTTTCAAAACAAGTTTCACTTTAAATCTCCTCAATACTTCTTCATAAATCGCTCCTCCTCTTTGAAGTGAAGTAAACACTTCATTGCTCACATAAATCCCACCCCATCGCAGTCCTCCCGCTCTGTTTGACGTAATCTTTCTTGAAGCAATAATTCCTGGAATTTTTTCAAATGAGCGTTCCACTCTAGAAATCACAGCACTCTTCAACAGTTCCACGTCATTTGCTGTTTCGGGGTCCAAGTCTTCAGCACATGCTCCATTGCTCTCCAATATTTCTCCACATTCTGTCGTCCGGCAAAATAACTCATTTGTTGTTGTTTTTGACAATGGAACTTCATCATCCCTTTTTCCCTCTAGGGGGGGAACTTTAACAACTGCCCAGAGAAACACATCGCCATGTTCAATACCATACTCAGTGAAATCCTTATCCGCAACAAAGATGCAAATTTGGCGCCCGTTTTCCGTTGTACCATTTGATGAGCCAAGATGGTCTGGTTTCTTTGTTTTTATTGTCTCGCATATTTTTCTCGCTGAATTATCATTGATTGTGTGTTTTGCAAATAACTTGCCTTGAGTTGTACCTTCTGTATAATATTGCATATTATCTGTTACGAGTTTATCCAAGGCTTCCTTCAATGTTGTGTTGTTATGGTTCTCTCCTGAACGATACAACTCTGGAATAAGAGAAATCGCATTCTCTCCAAGGCGATGCGCCATAAATTCTTGGTATCTTTTGTCAAGACCTTCCACGCCACGAGGAAATTTAATAGGAACACACGGTTGGCGAACAAGTGTTTCTTTTTGTTCTTCTTTTTCCCCTGAACCGGTTCCTCCTCCTGCCTTGCTTTCAGTGCTAACTGAAAATTCAGTCTTGGTCTTGTCCTTTGTTTTTTCATCCGCAATCAAATTTCTACAATGAATAGGCATAACAGATGGCAACGAACCGCGTTTATCTTGAAGCTGTCGGGTGAATTCAATGTATTTTTCCAACTCATTTGTCGTGTCTTCGTATTTCATTCCAGTCGTGTCATTCATTCTAACCACATTTTTTTCAAAGAAGTTTGTTGCTTTCAAACACACACGAACCAATGGGGTTCCATCATATCCGCACATTCGTCCAAGAAGTCCTTGAAGAACAACATCTGTTCTTGATGTGTTTGAGGTTTCCATCACAAACGAGATATTTTTCTTCTTCAACACTTGTCCCATTCGGCAATGCTCTTTGACAAGAATTAATGTGTTTCTCGTCAAGTTGTCTTCATCCAACAGCTCCAAAAATCGTGTGTTGGAAATTCTTCGTGGGTCTTCTTTTTGTTTTTCATTTTCCGCTTCATAGTAGAGAAACACATCATATCCCAAGTGAGTTGCCATTTGTGTAAATACACCTTCGTAGTTTTCAGTTGTTCCCTTTTTGCTTGATTTTGGAATACGAATAATTCCAATCTTTTTTTGTCCTCCAAATCTTTCCAAGTCGGTCATCTGTCTTCGCGCTTCTTTTTTTGTATCAGTGTATTCAACAATCATTCCTGTTTCCCACATTCGCTGAACACCCCAATAGCTTTCACTTGGAACAAAAGGAACCACCATTTTGCCTTGTTGTTGATGCTGAATGTCACATATTTCTGAAAAGGGTGTTGCTGAAACCGAAAGAACAAAGTTGTCCGTTTCTTCCAAACGCCGAAAATCGCCATTGGGTAATATTCCCATTGTCTCCAAAAACTTGTCTGGACACATCTTCTTGTCTTGAGCAAAGTGGCTTTCATCCCAAATGAACAGTGTTCTCCTCATTGAAGCACGATGTTTGGCTCCTTCTGTCCCCCAAACGATTTGAAAATTTCTTGAGACTTTTTGTTTTCTGCTTTCCCATACATCTTCAACCAAATCTTCAGGCACATTGCAATTTTGAACCAGGTGTTGCTTGTAAAAGTCTTCAAATTCTCGGTTGTCAAGACACTCTTGTGTCTGTTTCTTCAGCGCCAGTTCAGCATTCCCAGAGAAAATCACCACAAAATCAATCCTTTTCAGTCGGAACATCTCCATGAAGACAAACATGTAGGTAAATGTCTTGCCCGATTGCATTTGCGCCACAAGCATCGCGTATCGTATCACCTGTAGACGAGAAGAAGTGTCAGTAAATGTATGTAGAATGTTTTGACCTGCAGTCAAATTTGACTGGTATTTTTCGAGCATTGTTTTCGTCATCGGAGAAGACATCGTTGTTGTTTGAGTTTGCGTTTGCGTTTGCGTTTCTGTCGGTCAGTTAATCACCAGTCAAAATAATAAAAAAGTTTCAATTTTTTATTATTTGTATGTGTTTTTGAAAAACTAAAAAAGTGTATATTTTTTCAATAAAATAAAAAATAAAAAATAAAAAAATAAAAAGAAAAAAATAAAAAGAAAAATAAAATAAAAGAAAAAGAAAAATAAAAAAATAAAAATAAAAAAAGAAAAAGAAAAAGAAAATAAAAATAAAAGAAAAAGAAAAAGAAAAGAAGAATTAAATTACAAAACAACAACAAATCATTAAATTTGACGAAAATCAGCCTCTGTCAGTTCAGAAAAATTTCTTCCAAAGTAAGAACCACTACATTTATCAAGTTTCATTATCACCGAAAATGGATACTTGTATACATCCACATCTGGAAATCCATTACGTGTCGCAACAAGTCGTCCTTCTTTCGCCCAAACATTTGACTGTCTCGGTCCTTTTTCACCCCATGTTCGTCCAATCAACGCTTCCCAAGCAACATTCGGTGTTGTGTATGAAATGCCTTCTTCGTCTTTCCACGCTCCTTTCTTCCAATTGATTTCACCTCTTGTTCTTACAAGAACTAATGATGCTGTTTGCTTCTTGAATTTCTCTGTAATTGTAATCCTATCACATCCCGCAAAAGTAGCGTCAATGTCACGAATGATAACGCTCCTAATTTGCTTCTTCTTTGTTTCTCCGCTGACAACTGTGTTTGTGTCATATTCAACAGTATCCTTTGGTCTTGGCGTATTTGGTGCTTTCGGTCTTGGAGTTTTTTTGGGTTCTTTGTCAATTTCATCACGCAGTGCTTGTTCAGCATCAAGCCATTTCAGTTTTTCAGTAATCGTTATTTTTTCTTCTTCTATTTCAACCATTTGTTTCATTAACATTATCTTTTGGTTCATCAATGAAATCATTTCTCGTGGATTGCTTGACATCTTTATTTGCGATTTATTAACACCAACTTATGTAATAAATACATTTCAATTTTATAATAATTATCAATAAAAAAAGAGTTGATTAAATTACAATCAAAACACCACACAAATCATCGGTTCATCCATACGCTGTTTGTCATTTCAGTCAACTCTTTTATTTTTTTCATTTTCATATTTGAAATCTTTGAACCAAACTTGACAATCATCGCCTCCAATTCCGCAATTCTTGTATTCAACACATGAATTCTTTTATCCAACACGCAAATTCTTCTCGAATATTCTCTATCTAATTTAATCGCCTTCTCTTTCATCAATAACATTTCCTCAACCAATTCTTGCTCGTATTTCGCACACAAAATGTCTTCGTCGTCTTCCGGAACAATAGGAAATTCAAGAGACAGTCCAAGAGGGTTCGCTGGTTGTTTTGGTGTCTTGATATTTTCTTCTTTTTCTTCGTCCTCGTCTTCGTCCTCGTCTTCGTCTTCATCGTCAGTGTCGTCTTCTTCAATAAAGAATGTGTTTTCACTTGGAATCCAAAATCCCACATAGAACCTCGTCGTTACGTTGAAGACCGTGTTGTCATCACTGACAAGATATTTCACGCCACGATGTTGTATCTCTCTTGCCGTATGTTTGATTGGTTCTGACTTTGTTCCGCTCGCAATATTTTCACGCGTAGACCGAATTGTCTCCAATAGTTTTCGTTGATATTCTGTATTCAAGGAAATTTTAGACCTTTCCCACAAAGAACATTCTGTTTTGAAACTTGTCAATTCCGTAATCATTTGATTTTTGCGTGCTTCAATTTGAGCTGACATTGTTTGCGATAGATAACTTTATAATAAATAATAAAAACATTTCAATTTTTTTATTATTTGTATCTATAAAATTACACAAAATAACCTAAACATTTTTCATCACGAAACCATTCTACATGTTTTGACTTATAAATAGACCTTTTTTTCATTTTATTTGTATCTATAAATAACTGATATATTTTATTTAATGAGTTGAAAGTGTGTCCTTGATACATTTCATTATTTGGTGATTTTAATACACCAAATAATCCTTTTTTCTCTAGACCAATACATTCACACCACCATTCATTATCATTATTAAACATTCTTATTTTATCGCCAATTCGTAACCCCAATGCCAAAGCACATCTATCTTTTTTCGTTTTATAATGTTTTAATTGGATTTTTAATTCATTCCAGTCAAGATTAAATTCTTCACCAATTAAATCTTCATCTTTTGTATTTATTAATACATACATTCTTTCTTCAATTTCTCTTAGTTGTGTTTCATAAACAGCTTTAATATTCTCTTCTTCTAAACGCAATTTATTCATTTTTTCTGTTCTTATATTTATTTTTTCAACAGAATTATTAGATATAATTTCTTCTAATTTATTTAATTGTGTTGATAATTCAAACTCAAAATCATCATCGTCTTCATCATCATAATACATAATTGATAATAATATATCAATCGTTTAAATGAATTACACTATTATTTACGTTTATATCTATAATCATTTCATTCGTATTAATAATTATATGGAAATATAATATGAAAATAGTAATTAATTCACATACTAAATCAAATATTGCTTTACAACATTTATTAGAAAGTTTTAAAGAAAATAATATTAATTTGTGTGATGTTATTGTTGTCATTGGTGGACATTATAAATTAGCTAATTATGAAATAATTAAAGATGAAGATATCACATATATTCATGCAAATCATAATAGTATAGATTTTACAGGATTAATAACATTGATGGAATTATATAATGATAATATAGATGAATATTATGTATATTTACACGATACATGTAAAATTGGTAATAATTTTTATAACAAAATAAAATCAATAGATTTAAATAAGGTTTCATCTATAAAAATAAGTAAACGTAATTCAATGAATATTGGTATATATTCACAAAGAATAATAAATAATTTTAAAGATTTTTTATTAAGTAAAAAAAATACTAATGAAAATGAATGTATGAAATATAAATCTATCAACTTTAATGAAGATTATATTTTTAATAATGATAAAAATAATATTGTATTAGATAATTATGATAATTATAATTACACAGGTCCAACTGATTATTATAATACTGGAACTATGAGAAGAGTAGAATATTATCCAAATATAGATTTATATAAAATTAAAGCAAATTGGGGTCAGGGAACATGGACATTAAATAATTGATAATAATATGTATAATATTATCAATTGTTTATTTATTAAATAGGAAAAGGCTTTTTATAACGTGTATCTTTCATTTTATAAAAAAAGAGAAGATGTCCGTTTTTGATGCCGGTGACGTGGAAAGCGGAAATAGGGTGTTTAGAATTATTGAGGTCGTGTTTAATACGGAATTCAACATATTCGCCTTGAACCAAAT